CGCGCCGTTCTCGCGGGCCTTGGTTGCGGCGTCCTCGGTCGCCGTCGCCAGCTGCGACAGAGCGTCGCGGTTCGCGCGCCCCTTCTCCGAGCCCTTGTCGAGGGTGCGCCCGTTGTCCGCCAGCGCTTTGGTCGCCGCGTCGACCGCGGCCTCGAACTTGGTCTCGGCGTCGAATGCCGACCGGTGTGTCTCGGACAGCGCCACGATCGACTGGCGCAGGCCGTCCGCCGATGCCTTCTGTGCGGCGAGCTTCTCCCCGACCTGCTGGGCCTGGTTCCCGAAGATCCCCATGCTGTCGGCGGCCAGTTGCTGCTCGAACTTCGCGTCGGCCAGTGCCGCCTTGTACTCACCAAGGTTCTTGGTGAAGGCATTCGCGCTGTGCCCGTCCTTGGTGTACGCGGCGAGGTAGCGCTTCAGGGCGGCCGCCGCCTTGTCGGCGTCGCCGTTCTTCACCAGGTTGGCGAGGGCCTTGTCGATGCTGTCGAAGTCGGCCTTGGCGTCCTTGACCGGCGTCGAGTCCCAGCCCGTCCACCCGACCAGGAACTGCTGCACCTTGTCCGTGGTCGTCGGGTCGGTGAGGGAACGCACCTTGCCGTACAGGCCGTCGAGGTCCGCCCCGAAAGACTTCGCCGACTCGCCTGTCACCTTGCCCGTCGTGCCGAGGACACGCAGCGACTGCGTCAGCTTGTCCACGTCCGGCGGCGCGTGCGAGCTGCGCTGGGCCAGCTCCGTGATGGCGAGGATCGCCAGGCCGATCCCGGTGCCCGCCATCGCGATCTTCGTCGTGCGGCTGAGGGCGAGGACCGCTGCCCGTACCGCGGCGAGTCGCCCGGGCGCCGCGGCCGCCGCCGTCTGCATCGCCATGAGCTGCGCGACGAACCCGACCAGCGCGGCCCGGGCCGCGGTGAACCCGATGGCCGCCAGCTTCACGGCCTTCAGCGCGAGCGCCAGCTGCAGGAACGTGGCGATCGCGCCGGGCGGTACCGCGGACACCAGGCGGGCGAGGATCTCGACCGTCTGCAGGATCCCGACACCGACGCCGCTGGCACCGTCGAGGACATGCATGACCGCGTCGGCCACGCTGCGCAGGACGCTCGCCACGGTCGGGCCCTGCTCGCGGGCCCACTCCAGGAAGTCGCGCGCCGGACCGCCGAAGTCGCCCCCTCCGGTGCGGAGCAGGTGCACGATCTCGTCGTTCACGCTGCGCAGGGTTTTCTGCGAGAACGCGAGGAACTTGCTGTTCAGCCGGTCCAGGCCGGGGGACGCCATCTCCCCGCCGATGACCGTCATGAACCGGTCAGCCTCGACCGACGTCGCCTTGGCCAGGCCGGCCGTCCTGGGCAGCAGCGCGTTCAGGATGCCGACGCCCTTGACGAACGCGGGCATGGTGTCGCCCGCCAGGTCGTCGGAAAACTTCTTGTAGCCGTCCTTCAGGACACCGACCGCGGCCGCCGCCTGCCGGGTCGCCGCCGGAAGCTTCGCCACCTTGGCCGCGTACGCGGCCTGCGCCTGGGCCGCCTCCTGCGAGGTGGCGCCCGACTTGTCGACGGCGTCGTTCCAGGCCTGCTCGGCTTGGCTGACCTCACTGAGCGCCTTGATCTGCGGGATGATCGCCGCGCCCATCGCCGCCATGCCCGCGGCGACGGTGAGCGCACCCAGGGCGATCGGCGCGAGCGAGGCGGCTGCCGGGATGGCGGCCGGCCACAGGAGCCGGGTGACCTTGCCGAGCTCGTCCATGGCGCTGCTGGTGTCGCGGGCGGCCGGGGCCGTCGTGCGCAGGCGGGCGGTCAGGTCGCCGGTGCTGGCGGTCAGCAGCCGCTGTGCCTCGGCGGTCGTGATGTACCGGCCGTGCAGGTCGCGCAGGCGGCCTTGGGTGTCCCGGGTGAACCCGTACATGGACGCGTTGCCGGAGCGGGCGGCGGCGTCCAGGCGGCGGGCGAGCCGGTCGGCGTGGTCGCCGGCACCGTCGAGGGTGCCGGAGAGGTCGTCGTCGCCCCGCAGCGTGAACGTCAGTCCGGGCATCAGTCACCTGCGCTTTCTGCCATCTGCGCCTGGTGCTGGTCGATCCAGGCGGTCAGGGAGTAGAAGTCGGTGACGGTGAGGTCGTCGACGACAGCGGGAGAGAATTTGTAGAGATAGGCAAAGAGGCCCAGGTAGGTGCCTCGGGCTCGGTCGATGTCGGGCTCGGGCTCGGGTCCTCGGGCGGGCTGTCCTCCTGCCCGGCGGCGGCTACGGTCTCCGGGTCTTTTGGGTCCCGGGCCCGGGCGTCCAGCAGGGCCAGCGCGTGATCGGGGTCGGCGGCCAGCATCGGCAGGCGCCCGCGCAGGATGGCGTCCACCCGCTCGTCCGTGACCTCCGGTTCGGTGCCGACCATCTCGAAGGCGTTGTCGATGTACGCCTTCACCTCGGTCCGACTCAGGCGGCCGGTCATCTCGGTGACGCCGGGGTCGAAGTCGTTCCACCGCAGGCTGGGATTGGTCCGCTTCTTGAGCACCCACACGATGCCGCGCATCGCGTCGAGGTCGTCAGCCTCCAGACCGGCGGTGACCTCGGCCCACTTCATGTCGACCGTGCGCTGGACGATCGAGGCCTCGGAGACCTTCAGGGTGCTGGCGTCGTAGTGCTCAGGCTCTCCGCCTGCAGGCGTGTACACGATGATCAAGGGGGTTGCTCCTATTCGAGACGCCGTCTCACGTCATCGATGATGCGCTCGACTTCGCTGGTCATGCGGGGGATGTGGGAACGCACGGTGCGGACCCACCAGCCGGGGGTGGCGTTCTGCTGCGTCCAGCGCCGCCGGTTGGCGAACACGGGGTGGCGGACCCGGCCGTCGTTGAGGCGTTCGACGAGGCCGGCCGGGATGTCCGGGGGCAGCAGCGACCGGTCCAGCCAGACCCGGGCGCCGGGGCTGCCGGCGGTCCGCACGCTGATCCGGATGGCGTCGGCGATGGACGACCGCAGCGGGCGCGTGGTCGGCGAGGGCCCGCCGCGCTTCCCGGCCCGGCGCCCCTCCCCGCGGATGTCCAGGTCCCGGATGGAACTCTGGAGGCCGTCCCGCAGCGGCTCGGCCGCCCGGCGCAGGCGCCGCTGGAAGGACGCTCGGATGTTCTCGTGACCGGCCCGGCGCAGCCGCGCCGACAGCTCGAGCAGCTGGCCGGTGCCGGTGATACGGATGTTGCGGATCACGGCGGGCTCACAGTGCCGTGTCGACGCTGATGATCTCGATCTTCGGGAGGTTGGTCCCGTCGTACAACCCGGTGTAATTGAAGGTGGGCTTCACGATTCCGTACCCGTCGACCGCCGGCGGGCCCTCGTCCAGCTTCACCGCAGGCAGCGTGACCCGGAAAGTTTCGAAGTAGGTCGACGCGATCAGCGGGCCGACGAACTCCCAGACCAGGCTGGTGGTTCCGTCGCTGGTGTGGAGGTCGTCCAGGGTGGTCGCGACGTAGTCCGTCTCGAGCGACCCGGTGATCTTGACCAGGTCGTTGCTGATGGGCTCCTTCTTCAGCGCCGACTGGTTGGCGTAGAACCGCTCGGTGTCCTGCGGGCGCTCGACTTTGCAGGTCACCTTGCGGATGCCGTCGAGCGCGGTCTCCGCCCCGAACGAGCCCGTCTTGAGCGCCATTTGCCCGAAGTGGAACGGGGAGGCGTTGACGTAGCTGGCGGCGGCCAGGGTCTGCGCCTCGTCGCAGTCCTTGCCGTCGATCTCGAACGTGCCGGTGAGCATCTCGCCGACACCGCAGGAGAATTCACCACTGGTGATCTTGCAGCCGATGAACGTCTTGTCCGTGACCACACCGGTGGTCAGGGGCACGCCCTTCTGGATCGTCAAGCTTTTGCCCGCGGTGTCCGCCAGGGTGTGGGTCTGCAGGTACGCGGTGGTGACCGCCTGCTGGACGGGCGTCACGCTGGTACCCATCAGCGCCTGGACCAGGAGGCCCATGCCCTTGTTGGCGATCTCCAGGTCGATCGACCCGGACGCCTCCCGCCGGGTCACCACGCGCCGAGAGGCCAGCGCGATGATCCGGTTGGCCGCGATGCCGGACGACGTCGCCGTCGTCTTCTTCAGGACCAAGCTTTCCTTCGTGAACTCCGGGAACCGCGTGGGCGCCACGAACGTACCGTAGGCGGATTCTGCTGCGATCCCGATCTGGGCGCCGAGCCCGGATCCGATGGCCATGGTCAGTCCCCCTTCTGCGACGTCTTGGCCGCCGCGGTCTTCTTCAGCGGCTCAGGGGCCGCCTCGTCCTTGGGCTCCTCGACCGGCTCCCACGTGCCGGGCTGGCACACGTAGCCGTCGAAGCGGTGATCCGGTACCTCGACCACCTCGTCCGGTTCCACGGAACGGTTGCCGAGCTCCGGCACGGTCACGGTCTCGGGACCGATGAAGCGCACACGCGCCATGGGTTCTCCTCGTCAGATCCGGGCTTGGCAGGACACCGCGAACGTCAGGGCGACCCGGGCGCCCTTGTCGGTGAAGGTCTGGCGCAGCGCGCCCTTGGTCAGGTGCGCCCACTGCACGGCCCCGTTCAGCGTCGGTGCCTCGGGGGCGAGGTCGGATGCGCGCAGCGCCATCTCGATCTCGGCGAACAGGTCGAACACCCGGGTCCGCGTGGCTGCGATGTCGTCGCCGCCGTTCCACACGTCGAGGTAGCAGTTGATCGCGAACACTTCGTCCCGGGTTCGCGCGCCGGCGGCGTTGAAGTCCTGCGCGATCTCGGCGGCCAGGTCGCCGTCCGGCGACCAGCCCACAGAGAACACGTCCGCACGGGAGACGTCCCCGACCGGCGGGCCGTCGAGGATGAGCACGCCGTCCTGCAGCGCGGGCCGGGCCCGCAGGATCACCAGCAGGTTGGCGATCGCCGCGGGTACAGCAGAGTTCGCCATCTCAGGCCATCCCCGGGGGTAGTTGGTCAGGGCTGAGCAGCTGCAGCGCCCGGTTCGGGATCGCGTAGCCCAGGCCTGGGATGGGCTCGGTGACGGCGTAGTCGTCAGTGCCCATCTGCGGGCGGCCCGAGCCGTACTGGGTACGGGCCAGATGCTGAAGGATCAGCTCGGCGGCGACGGAGATGTTCTCCCCGATGATGCGTCGCCCGGCTCTGTAGGTGATGCGCAGCGGCCCGTAGAAGGAGCCGCCGTCCGTGCGGCGCACGATGCCGTCGCCGCCGTCCAGGTCCAGTGTGGAGACGTCGTACGCCGTGCCACCGTCCAGGACCGGGACGACGTTCGTCAGAGTCAGGGCCGGGATCCTCCGCAGGACGAGCGCCTGGACCTGGCCCACACTGTGGGTCTCGGTGACGGTCCGCTCGGCGACCGGGCCGACGAACCATTCGACCGCCGCGGTGGTAGCGCCGATCCACCGACGGATGCTCTCGTCCTGCGATGTGCCCGGCGGCATCTTGAGCTGCTGCCTGGCGTCGGCCAGCGAGATGATCCACGTCGGGATCGCCTCGCGTACGTCGAACACGTCCACGTACGCCGTGGCATGGGCGCCAGTGGCCACCCAGCGCACGGCGTGACGGCCGGGCTGGGTGGTGGCGTAGGTGTACTTGTACTGCCCGGTCGAGGTGGGGACGACCGGGTTGAAGACGCTGCTGGTTCCGTCGGGCAGCATGACGGTCAGCGCCATGCTGCCCGCATTGGCCGGCGCGCCGTCGTCGTCTGTGACGGTCGTGCTCAGGCGCGCGGGCGCACCCAGGTCGAACG